TATGTGCGGCGCGTTCACGATAGAGGCGAAGACAAGAAAAGCCCCCGAAGGGGCTGAGTGATCAGTAGTTGGCAGCCAGTGCGGTGGCCAAGTGCTTGAAGAAATGGTGGAAGTCGCCGTTCAGGAAATCAAGGCGCTGCAGGGTGTTGATGATCTGCTCGCGCTCGCGGCCTTGGCTGCGGTTGATGGCTTCGATGACTACATCGGTGGTGACAATGTGGCTGTCACCGGTGGTGGGGCTGGTGACTTCGTAGGTGCGGATGTCGAAGTCCTTTTCAGCGAAGAAGGTGGTGAGGGTCATTGCCTGGTGTGTGGGTGGGGTCGCCCCCGTTGACCTAATTATGGGGTATACCCCAGACCTTTGTCAATAGAGCCTGATGCCCGTGCCGCGGCCAACGCCCTGATGCAGCGGGTTGAACTCACGCCACACCACATACCCCAGCGCATCAACCATGTGATCGTGCCCGCCTTCCTTGTCAGGCTCGCCCTTCTCAGTCCAGCTCTGCAGCTCCAAGCACTCGATCAACCGCGCACAACCCTGAGCCACGCTGAGCCGGACTTCACCCTTGCCGTTTTCCAGCAGACCCTGAACAGCACTAACCCGATCACGAACGGCAGGATTTGATCGGCCTGACTGATTGCTGAACCCGTAGCTTTCCAGAATCTGAATGTCGGTGCGGCTGGCATTGGTGCTGCGGTTGCCGCCTGAGGCGTCGGGGTACACATATATATGGTGCATCGGGTAACGCCGTTTCAACTCCTGCGCCAGGGCGTCCGTGTCGTGCGCGCCGCTGATCTCGTCCACCACGGTCAGCTTGTTGCCGCTTCGCACCGTGACGACTGCCGACATGTTGCCAACGTTGAAGTCAACGCCTACCCGCAACGGCTCACCACTGAAGTCAGCCACGCTGGCCACCACATGCTTGGCGCGGTCAAAGCGGTCATAGACCTGGCCCGTATTCAGGTTGACCCAGAGCCCTTCCAGATACGACTTGATTAGCTGCGGCGGGTAATTCGCCATCAGGCTGTCCACAAACCCAGCGGGAAGGTGCGGGTTGTCCATGGTCCGCGCACGAATTAGCGCCGTGTCTTCCCCGGCATTCCGGTCGAACGTGTCAAAGGCCCAGCCGTAACCCTCAGGCGTGGTGGCGGCGTAGAACTGCTGGACGTTGCCATCACGAAGACGGGCAAGCGCCATGCGAGTGGCCTGCTCTGCCGTGCGCTTATTCGCCGTATCGGCCTCATCGAAACCAATGGCACAGAGGTTCTGGCCACGAATCCTGTTCCACGTCTCCATCGTCCGCAGAAGGATGGTGTGGCTGCCCTCCGCGAAATGCAGGGTGTATTCCGGCAAAGGGCTGACGCGGAAGTCAAACGGAATTTCCCACTCTTCCAACAGGTCATCCATCGTGCGCTGCAGGATGTCGCGCAGCATCGGGGCGACAGGCTCAAACAGGGCGCTGACATAGCCGATGTTGAGGGCTGCCATGTGAACAGCCTTGGCAACTAGGCCATGGGTCTTGCCAGCACCAAACCCACAGACAAGGGCGAGCTTGCGGTGTTCGGTGTCATCGCAAAAGGCGATCTGATGCGGCAGAAGGGTTTGCCGGATGCGGGCCAGGGTTTCCTGAGCGGGCGGGCCAGTGAGCTGAGCTGTTGGCGGTTCAAGGAGATTGCCGCCAGGTGCATTAGCCAGCAGGCTCATAAATCAAAGCCGATGAGCTTGGCTTGAAGTTGAACAGCGTTCAGGGCGACTTGCGTTTGCCCGCGTTTATAAGCCGATTGTTCGTAGGTACGAAGTCTGCCGAGTGCTTCAGCGAGCCAAGCAGGGCGCGCCATATCAGCATCTTGCTCAAGACGCAATCTTGCGCGCTGAATATATTCATCAGCTTGACGATCACGAAGATTCCACTGATTCGCGCAGAATTGCACGATCTGACCGCGTGACATTCCTTCGGTCAAAAGACCATAAATGGTGTCAACACGGAAGTTGATTTCAGCGGCAGTAGAGCGCGCCAAGTTTGCGGAAAAGTTGATTGCTAACAGGATAAACCCAAATTGGTGATGTGCGTTCTTTTGAGACGCGAGTGAGACAAGCGTGACGCAAATAGACGGGATGAGACTGCCGAAATCGTGCGCTTGAGCACTTGCCTGGCCGGTTCGAGCTGGCTAATCTTTCGCCGCTAGCAATGCTAGCAATCACTAGCAACCTGCAAACTTCAGCAATTTTTCGCAAGCAATGGCAAAGGGTGTTTTTCTCCGATTACCGGAGGATTTGGTTTATGACTTGGAGCGTTACAAGCCCAGAACCATGTCGCTGTCTGGGTTTTGCGCCTATTTGATCGAGCTAGGGGTTGACAGGGACGTTACGCTGGCGGAGCGACCGAAGGGGAGCGAAGCCTCTATATCTTCTTCTAGTATTAATAAAGAAGAGTATTTAAGTATTAATAATAAGAACGGTCAGAAAAAAAATAACGAAACCGGGGAAAAGCCCCCAAAAGCCGGGAAATCCCGGAAGCGTCCGGCTTACAGCGAAGAGTTCGAGGAACTGTGGAAGCTGTATCAGTCCGCCCCTGATCGCGTCTCATCTCAGACAAAGCCCAAGGCGTTCGACGAGTGGAAGTCCATCGTTGGCCTCGAAGGCCCTCAGACCCTCCTACAAGCCGTTCAGAGGGCGATTGACGAGCAGAAGCGGAGGAAGACCGCCGGGGAGTTCGTTGGAAGCCTTCCTGACCTGTTTCGCTGGCTTCGGGACGGTAAGTACGAGGTCTACCTGGAGCAGCACGTCACGCAGGCTGCCGGGCGCGTGTGGAGCGCCGATCTTGGCTGCTGGATTGAAAACGACTGATCACCATGAAGCTTTATTCCCCCGACGCCAAAGGCAAGTACGTCTGGCAGGTGGCTGACTCCAAGACCCGTCAGGTCAGCTTCAGCGTCACCACGACCCGTACCGCCCCGCCTGATGCCTGCTACGGGCATCCCATTGGCAAGTACGACGACCAGGGCGTGTTCATGACCTTTTGCCCGAATGTCGGCGCTGATGACCCGAAGAGCCCGCTTGCTGCGCGGTATGTGCTGCACCCGTTGGCACCTGCTGAACGCGACAAGGCCGACCGCGAGCGCATTTGGCGCGAAATCTGACTTTTCCTACTTAGACCCCCCCTAGAGCAATGACCCTCGGACCCCTGTTTGATTACTCAGCGGATGCCAGTCAGGCTGCCCGTGATAGCGCGATAGCAACCGTCGGCACGAATGCCGGTGCCGTGTTCATGGATCAGGCCAAGGCTTTGATTGTTGAACGGCTGGCCGGCGTGGAGTGCTTGGCTGAAGACATGCGCCGTTTGTGCGAGGAGGAAGGCATCACGCCCCACCACCACAACGCATGGGGCAGCCTTACGAATCAACTGGTGAAAGCTGGAATCTTGGTTGACACCGGACGGCTGGCCAAAAGCAAAAAGGTCAGCAGCCATGCACGCCGGAATCCTGTCTGGAAAGTGCGCGGATGAAATCAGCCGTTAGACACGAACAGATTCGGAGGCAGATTTAATGGGCCGTTTCAAGCTGACGTTCAACCCTGACGATGCTCGCCGTGTTCTCAGGCAAGGCATTGAAAAGGGCCGCTGGACTCTTCAAGATCTAGACAATCCACCGCCGGGTTGGGTTCTAAGCGAACTTGACGCCAAGCGAATCCCAGGCTTCACGCCCCGCCCCTACCGCAACCTTCTCAGAGATGAGCCCGCACCCGCAGAACGAGTCCAAATCACAGACCCCAGAGACTTCGCGGTGGCTCAAGCCCCTGCCAATCACGTTCAACGAGGAAGCGCACCGTTATCAGTGGGAACCAACGGGGCAATGGCTGAACCACTCAGTCACGAAGGTGTGCAAGGGGACAAAGGATCCGTGGGCGATGAAGCGGATTATGGAGACGAAGCACATCTGGGAGCCGCGTGGGAAGGCAGTGCATTTGGCGTTGGAGACGTTTCTGACGACTGGTGACCCTGGGGATTTTCCGGCGGAATATGCGGAGTGGGTGGAGCCGCTAATTGAGCATTCCGTGTGGGAGAACTACGAGGCGGTGGCGTGTGAATACCGCTTGGCGGATGTGGAGCGCAGCATCGCTGGATCGTTTGACTGTTTACTGCGGCGAAAGGATGACCACAGGCAGCTGGTGTTGGTGGACCTGAAGACCCAGGGCAAGGCCGATGCCAGCCCGTATGACGTGAGCACGCAGCTTGGCGGCTATCTGGGGATGCTCAGCATTCACTGGCCGCGGCTGTATGTGCAGAAGGCAGGCGTGCTGTGGAGCCGTCCAGGTGGAACGACGCTGCAGAAGGTTGACGTTGACCAGGCGTATATCGAATGGCAGGCGGCGAGGGATGCGTTCCTGACGTTGAATCAGCCTGAGTTTTAGGGGTTGCGGGATCCGCGCACTTAGGGGTATACTCCATCTGTACGGGGGAGACCCCACCACTCACAGACAAATGTTCGCTCGCAACCAAGTCCACACCCTCTACACCCAGTCCGGCTTCGCCTGCGTCGAGTTCACCCTCTTCCCCAACATCGAAGAGGTCCAAGTCCAGACCTACGGCACCAAGTACTGCAAAAAGGACCAGCGCAGCTGGCTCGCTCCCAGCGCTCCCGCCCAGTACCTGACCAAAGAAGAAGCTCGCCGCACTTACTCCGATTTCTTGGCCCAGGGTTACGCCAAACGCGCCTGATCCCCCGGCCCCTACGGGGGCCTTTTCTCATGCCACGCAAGAAGCCCTCCTGGAAGCCCGCAACTGAGTTCAAGCTCACGCGCCTCAAGCCCAATGGCCCCAAAGACGGCCAATCCGTTGAGAAATGGATCTACGGCAAAGACAAGGGCTACCAGGAATTGATCGACGACCCACGCACCAAATTCAACGATCTGCCATGACCAACCCCAAACTTCTG